TAGATACTTCTTCTGGTGTTGCTCGATGAGCGTAATCAGATACATCTTTTATAAAGGTTTTAATCCATCCCTTTCTGTAGTGGTCTTTTATCCATGCTCTAAACCACTCATCTACATTTTTCCAATTAGCAATTTCATCAACTTCTTCTAGAGCATCTTCTAAAGGAACTCTAATAACACCACATTGTAAAATAGGATCAATATGAGAGGAGTCAGAAACTCTAAGCCCCCAAACGTCATCGATTAGACATTGCTCGAGACCTATTTTGAAGCGAATTAGGTCATTATTCACGAGATTATTTCTTTGCTTGGATGGTTCGATAAGCCTCAGAGAGCATATCAACATCTGTATCCCAGCCAAATGTGTGTTCTACACTAGCGTTTACTTGCTTAAGACCGTCTTTTGGCTTCTTTGTGAAAGCAGGCTTCTTGTTCTTCTTGGTAAGATTGTGTTCATCACTTGCTTTCTTGTCTCTATTATCGGTTGCTTTTACTTCTTCAGGCTTTATGGTCATAACACTCTGGCGACGGATATCATCAGAATATTGTGGATAACCAGACATTCCTGTATCACCAGTAGAGCTTTCACTATCAACATCAACCTTTTCGAGAATGTTTAAAGGGAGAGTCATAGGATCTTTCCACATACCGGGTGCATATTCAATTACTACATCAGCCCAGATACAACCAGGAATATTAGGAGCACCAATAGGACCACTAGGAGCTTCTGCGTGACTTGATTTGATATAGCTAATTCGTAAAGGGGTTTTACTCTTCATTACAGATTCTATCATAGTCTGCATTTGTTTAGATAGTTTTTTAACATGTTCATCTTTGAGAGCATCTTTACTAATTGTTACATAATCACCACAAAGAAATCCTTGTTGTTGGTATCTATAAAGTGTTTCTTCGTGAATAGCTTCAAACTTCCCGGTAAAATTCTTCATATTGTTACTCCTTTAAAAAGCTGTACCTTATCATAAATATTTATGAAATACGCGGTGAAAAAATGGCGTCTATAATATTTAATAATCTAAAGCCAACTAGTCAAAACGTTCAAGAGTATACGTATGCGGATATTTTTCTTGATTTACAAGAAGAACCAATAGGTTATTCTGGTAACTTCCGTGATGTTCCTGGAAGGGGAAGAGATATAAAAATCGCATATGATATGAATGCTATTAAGAACTCTTTAATAAACCTGTTTAATACTATTCCAGGAGAACGCTTATTATTACCGGATTATGGTTCTGATTTGAGAAGGTATATATTTGACCCAATTAGTGACATGCAAGCAGTTACAATAATGAGAGAAGTTTATAGTTCTATAAAGAGATGGGAACCGCGTATTACTGTAACTAATATTGAAGTAAATGGTTTTAAAGATACTAATGATTATGATATAAACATTTACATAAGGGTACCATTTAGTAAAGCACCGTTTAGTTTTAAGGGTGTATTACAGAGACAAGGTTTTGTATTTGTATAAGGAGTAAATAATGTCTACAACAACTGATTTTGTAATACCGCGTGATGGGTATTTAACATTTGATGCACTTACAATGAAACAGTTCATTAAGGATAGACTTAATGAAGTAAACACCTTTACAGATCAAAACTTTGAAGGTTCTTATATTTCTACATTCAATGAAATTATTGCTTATAGTTTTCATACATTGATGTATTATCTTAATAGAACTTCTACAGAAGGAATGTTTTCAGAAGCGCAAATATATGAAAATATGAACCGTATCGTGAAGCAAATAGATTATAAACCAATAGGTAAACAGTCTGCAACATTAACATTTCAAATGTCAGCTGGTAATAGTCTATATACAGGCCTTTATACTATTCCAAGATATTCTTATATAGAAAACGGTGATCAAACATATTCTTTCAATGAAGATGTTGTTATATCGAAAACAGTTGCTGTTGGAACATTAGAAAGTCTTGATGATATTTCTCAACAAAAACTACTTTATCAGGGAAAATACGTAGAATATCCTATATATACTGCAGTAGGAAATGATAATGAAATAATCTTTTTTGCTCCAGGGGATAATGTCTTAGTAGATCATTTTAATATTGATGTGTATGTAAAACATGTTGATACTTGGAAGCAATGGGCACTTACTCCATCTCTTTATCTTGAAGATGCTTATGCAGAAAAATTTGAACTAAGATTAAACGAAAATAAGCGTTATGAAATTAAGTTTGGAAATGGTATTAATGGAAAGAAGCTAGAACAAAATGATCAAGTATCTATTTTTTTCCTTGAATCAACCGGTACTCTTGGTGAAGTAGGTAAGAGGTCTATTTCGAGAGGCAAGCTTTCTTTATTTTCTACTAGTACATATGAACAGATAGTAAATGATATTATTGTTGGTGCAAATCAACAATATACTATTGTTTCTCCTGATCAGGCAAAAGCTTTTAGTTTTGATAATCAAGATGTTTCTACATCTTATCAATCAGAAGAATCAGTAGATTCTATAAGGCAAAATGCACCAGGTATTTTTCGTTCTCAGTATCGTTTAGTTACGGAAAACGATTATGAAATATATGTTGAAACAAATTTTGCTAATCTTATTCATGATGTAGCAGTAGCAAATAATTGGAAATATCTTACAGAACACTTGAAGTATTATTATGAGGATGTAGGACTAAAAGATCCAAATAATGTATCAAATATACTATATAATCAGTTACATTTTGCAGATGGTTGTAACTTTAATAATATCTATATAGTTATTGTACCAAAATCTGTATCAGATTCAAAAAATCCTACATCAATGCTTTCTGCTGCACAAAAAGAACTTATTATTTCAACAATGAAGAGTGTTAAAACTTTAACATCTGAAGTAATAATTGTTGATCCTGTTTATGTAGCAGCAAATATTGTTATACCCTTGCAAGGAAATGATCCGACAATTGATGATATTAGTAATACAGAATTAGTTATTGAAAAAGATCCTAATTCTAGAAGGGATAATGCTTCTATTCAAGAAGATATCAGTAATGTTTTTATTGAATATTTTGATAGAAACAATGTTACCTTAGGGCAACAAGTAGATATAACAACTTTAACATCTCAAATACTTTCTGTTGATGGTGTTAGAACATTTTATACTCAAAGAATAGATGATCCAACCGTGAAATATAAAGGTCTTTCAATGATTGTATGGAACCCTGTTTATACTACCGATCAACAATATATTTTGAAGAATATAAATTTACCTTATTTCAAATTTTTGTATTTGTTTGATAAAGATAATTTCAGTAGTAAAATACGAGTAACTTCTGAAATAACTGTTTATGAATCAGTAGAGTACTAAGAATGACGACAATAAACACTCTTGTTTCTTCTATAAGTTTTCCGGTCGCGTTAAGGATAGATACTCCACCACCGGCAGAAATTGGTAGTGAAAGTTCTTATCCTTTTACAATCTATTTAAGTGCTGATAATCTAGGACCTCATACAGTAAAATTGTATGAAGATAATTCTAATTCAATGCCTTGGTTAACACCACAAAATAAGTGGTCACATTTATTACCACAATGGAGATTTACAGATACCGCTTCAAGAGTGATCGATTCAATTACCTTTTCACAATCTTCTATAGTTACAAATATTACTGGTGGAACTATAGGAATGATTGCATCTGCAGAATTTTATTATGTAGATGATTTACCTACCATTGGCTGTGATCCTATTTTGATTTGGGCTACATTAGAAGTTTCAGGTAATCATGCATTTTATGATAGTTCTAATTATCCCTATGCACCGAGTTTTGCAAATAGTAAAGTGATTTGTGTTGTACCTTATTATATTAATAGTTTAGCACCAACACATCTTAATATTCGGAGAGATGGTATACATCCAATGTTTGATATATATTGGACGAATATACATATGCCACATGTTGTTACAGTACACGGAACCCCTAATACTACATGGTGTCCAGGTAATACAGGTGATTCTATTCTATTCGATGTACCTTCTACGAATTATAGGGGAGTACAAGGTGGTCCATTATATAGAACTATTGTAGATATTTTATCAGCATCTCAAACATGGACACCAATAAATCTTAATTCATACCTTTCTGCATTAGATGATAGATCTTTAGTAATTGGTGGATTCTTGAGGAGTGATGTTGTAGCTTCTGTCTCCGCACTTTCAACATCTATATCAGCATATGTGTCTGCAGTTTACGATGGTGTTTATAGACATGATCCATTTGTATGGGTATCTAATCCAGAGAATGGAACAATAAACAGATTATATATGCCTTGTGTACCAGATACAACAATTGCTGAGATAACATCTTTCGTAGAGAAGGAAAAGTTAATCTATGGAAATGCTGGTACAAATCTTTATTTAACACCTATTCTTTCAAGTATTGAAGTAATGACTCTTTCTGGATTTAGTGGTATTTATGGAATTGCGGTTGATCCTTGTTATAATGTCTGGGCAACAGATTCAGAAATGGATAAAATATATAAAATTTCTACAAGAGGGGCAATTCTTTCTACAATAGAAGTTTCTAATTTACTAACTCTTAATACAGAAGATACATCTGAAATAGTTGCACAATATTCACCTCCACCTTATCCAATTGGAGATCTATATTCATTAGGAGAAGTGGTAGCAGATGAGAATTATATATATGCAGCCGTGCAAAAAGATTCGGGGTTACCTAATAATGATTCTACTATTCAAATATATGATAAAAATACTTTTACTCTTGTAGGGAGTGCAGATTTTGGACATGCAGTTAGTTTTAGATTTTGTCAGGTGGTTAAAGTAAAGGGTGATTATGCATATTTAATAGGACCATCTGTTAATACTATAGATATAACAACACCCTCTGCACCTATTACTGTTGATACTATATATATTGATACTTGTATATCTGCTCAAATAGTAGGAAATTACATGTATTGTTTCTCGAGTACAGGCCAATGTATTACTATATTAGATATTTCTGCTGGTATTCCTGTAAATGAAGGTGTTTTTAATATAACCGGTATTTCTGGTACTGATAATATTTCACGTCTTTATACAGATGAAAAAAATATAATTGTAGTTTCTACAGAAGATAAAACTATAATTGTAGATGTAACATATAAAACTGCACCTGTTCAAAGATATACCTTTAATGAAAAATTTGCTGCAAGTTTCTCTGGAGATAGTAGATATTTATATCTAGTAGGAACAGATGTAATACATATATATGATTTAACAGATATGAATTCCCCGGTGTTTGTTTCTTCATCTGTAATTTCAGGAGCATCTATTTCTGCTTGTAATATGTTTATGAATAAACATATGTTTATTACAAAATCAAATCCTCCTTATAGTGGTCCCTATGATATTTTATATGTACATTTTCCTACTCCACTAGCACCACAATTAATATCAGAAATTAGTACCACTTCTATACAAAGAAATCGTATAAACATTTCGTCTTTTGGATTAGATAATAAGAATGCCATGGTTTTACTTGGAGGAGGACAAACCATATCACCTTTTACAAGTACTCTTGAAATTATTCAAGCTTATAGTGATGGTCAAGGGTCGACACCTGCAGGAATTTCTCTTGATGATACAGGTGGAGTATGGGTCTCTTTGTTTGATAATACAAAAGTATTAAAGTTAAATAAAGATGGCGAACACGAATTAACTATAGAGCCGGGCGGAAATAATCCTTTACCGTACCCTCTTAATACAGTTTCCGCAGGAACAGATCCCACATTTAAACCTACCCTTGCAGAGACAGATAAAAATGGTAATGTATGGGTTTCTTATACAAATTCACTTTGTAGTGCAATTTATCAATATACAAATGTAGGTGCAGCTGTACCTCTTAAGACAATTACATTACCTACATGTAGCAATCCAATGGATATACTTGTAGATTTTGATAATAATATTTGGGTTACTCTGACAATACATTCAGGCGCACCTTATCTTTCTGGAGCAGTTAGAAAATATAATACTACTACTAATCCACCAACACTTGTATCATCTATGTCTGCTATGCATCCAGAGTATCTCGCAATGGACCCTGATGGAAACATATGGTTTACAAGTAGTTTTAGAACAGTATCATATATTACTACAGCTGGAGATGTATCAAGTTTTCATGCAGGTATATCTAGTGACCCTCCTTGGGCGGTTAATGATAAACTCGAATATAATGCCCTTGAGGGAATTGCTTCAAATTCTTATGGAACAATTTTTGTAGTTAACTCTCTTGAAAATAGTGTATATGTATTTAAAAATAAAGCTCTTGTTGATACTGTAAAGATTTTACCAGATAGAGATTATTCATGGTATAATGATTCTGGTTTTATTACAGTATCAGCTAATCAGTGGGCTAAATCTGCACAAGCGTTTGGAGATTGGACAGGATTTCGTTGGCAGACAAAATATACTGAAACAGGAACACTTACAGCTTATCTAACAGGACAGAGTAATGATTTTGATATAAGAGATTTCTCCGGTTTTAATATTCGTAAGTTTAATGAGAATTGGGAACCTACTATAACAATTCAAGATTATACTGTAACACCTCACATACATGATAATACAGTATTATGGGATAGTTTTATAAATGCTGTATGGGGCGATAATAGTTTTAATGAGAATAGTTATGGTAGAAAGGTTTATGAGCGTATAGCGAATTTTGTTGCAAATCATGAAGATATAAATGTTTGTAATATACCACAGTTATACAGTCTTTCGAATAAATTAGATGTGCCTATTGATAATTACAATCTTAATTACCCTGCTGAATTAAAAAGGATGATGGATATTGTTTCTATTAATCAGCAAGTACTTTGGGGAGCAAGATGTAATTGTCGTTTGAATATTACAAATGAATATGAAACTAATCTTTCTGGTGGACAATATGTACCAATAGAAAGATCTTGTCCACGCTGTGGTCATGAACACCCCGGTAATAGAGGTCAGTTATTTGATGCAACCACTTATACAGTAACTGCTTATGTACCGTTTATTATTAAAGACAATTATGAAGAAGGGAAATATACATTAGTTAACCCATCTCTATGTTGTGATGGCGGAAACTATCTTACAAGAACATGTGTTTCTTCTTATCTTCTCTCTGAGAATTATGAGAATATACTCCCAAATATATATTTGTATACAGGAATGGATTTTGCGACAGTAGTTAAAAGATTTTGTTTTTATGATTATGTTAATTATCCCTGTAATGATCAGATTGCTGGTGTAATCAATTGGGATGATCAATACACAACATTAGATGAAAATATTTCAGGTACATTTGATTGGTTTGGAGAAGGTGAGACAGTAGAAAAGATATTAAATTACCTATTACATAAGGGACTAGGTTTGATTCAAGAGTAAGTATTTAAAATGGCTACACAAATTACAAGATATTCACAGACAAAGAATCTTGAGGCTAGCGTAATTGTTACTCAAGATGGGCTTATTTCAACAAATATGGGGGATCTTAGGATACCTTATAGTTTTGCAGATTGGATTGAGAGAAATGTAGGAATTATTTCAGGTAAAGAACAACAACAATATAAAGAATATCTTATAAATTGGTATAAAGATGTTGGAATTA